TACTTTTCATCCGAATTTATGGTCATGAACTCTGTTCATTTTGACTATGACGGAAGAGCAGAAACAGATTTCCTCATTGAACGGAAATTTGTTAATATGGGACTTGTCTATGGCAAGTCGAAGTCCGGAGTCGCTGGCAAATCACTGCACCAGCTCGGAACCATTAACAGGGCTTTAAAACGCACCTGTCCTCCAGAGTCCTTCTCAAGAGCTAATGAACTCTTCATCAAATCGCACCAACAGGTTTTAGATAATTGTGGTTTACCATGGTTTTTGCCGGAATGGCTGGGTGGATTAGGTTTAGTATGTGATGGTGAGAGAAGGAAAAGGAAAGCAAAGTGGGATCTGGTTCTTGCCGGATCCATAAGGAGATCGATTGGAGATCCATTAGCTCCCCATAAAGAAAAGCCTCAAAATTTTAAAGGCATGGAGGAGTGGCTTATGCATAAGCTAGTTATGACTGAGTTCCGTGATAACTGGGCCTTTACTGGACCAGCATCCTTCGTCAATATCGAAGTTGAAGGAACCGAGCGAACTTTGGAATCTCAATGGACTGATTTTTATACGTCCTCTGTTGTAGATCTCTTATTCACTAAAAAATGTGAATATCCTCTGATTCATGATGGTCTTAAAGACCTTGGATATGGTCCTTACAAGGAGTCACCGGTACATAAAGATCGTATGATCGCCGGCCTTGAAATGTTCGAAATGAACGAACGTAACCTCAGACATAATCAAATTGTGATGAAAATTCATGATGCACGATTACGGTCTGACCTAAATGGATATCCTTTTATTAAAGGGAATTACCCAGAATCTTTTGAGGAGATTGCTTTCGAGAAGAGGGAGTCGTACTACCCTCTTTTCAACATCCGAAATTAGCTCCCGGATGATAAGTCCCTATTGGGCCAGGACATGGTCGAGTCCTGTAACTCGTTGATACGTTCTATACTGCTGGAATAAATGCATTATCAGCCCTTTCTAGAATTCGGATCTAATAGGGTGGCAAAGTTTGAGGTGGAAGATTAATATATTCTTCGATGGTAAGATTCCATCTTAATACCTGCTACTAGCCTGTTATTGGTTCTAGATATTGTGTTGATCTGTGAGACAGATCTTAGCGGTTAGCTCGAGTAAT